GGTTCCGCTACGAGCTGCGCCCCCTGTCGGCCACCTTTACCAAGCAGATCGATCCGATGGAATCGATGACCTTCGTAGCCTACGGCTCGTTCACGAATCCCGCCCGGCGGAGCTCGCGCTACTCGACGCGCACCTACCAGCGCTATCTTCGCAATGTCAGCGACTGGGAGTTCACGGCCGGGAATATCGCCGCGCAGTTCGGCGACCTTACGAACCTCTCCGTCTTCGGGATCCAGATGTCGGGCTATTCGGCCTATCTGGATAATATCTACCTGCAAGGTATGGTCAGCAGCCTGGACAAGAAGGTATTGCTGGACACCCGGAGCAAGCTGTTCCGAATGGTCGGAGACAACGGCGTCGGCGTGGCATTCACCCCGGAGGCAGGCTGGAAGCAAGGCAAGCTCTACGACCCCGAGACAGGACAGTTCCAGAAGGAGTTCGACATCGAACAGATCGATCAGACGGCCCGGGAAGCCACACAAGCCGCTGCCACAGCACAGCAGGATGCCAATGCCGCGGCTGCGGACGTCTCCTCACTGAAGAACTTCACCGACGAAGCCTTCGCCGACGGGGTTATCTCGCGTGCCGAAGCATCATCCATCGAGAAATATACGAACAGCGTCGAAGAGACGCAGAAATCCGCCGACGCCTCCTATACGACCGTTTACAACAATTCGCTGCTTTCGGGCACGGCGAAATCGAACCTGCAAGCCGCCAAGAGTACCTTCGACACCGCTGTGGCCGATCTGCTATCTGCGATTCGAACCGCCTCGGACGACGGCATAGCCACGCCGGAGGAGAAAGCCGGTGTAGATTCGCAGTACGCCCTGTTCAACGATGCGTACAGCGCCTTCTGTACCCGGCTGGAGGAGGCCAACGAATATATTCAGACAGCGATCAACACCGCAGCGCAGGGAGCCTACCAACTCTCGCAGGAGTTACAGGGGGTCGTGAACAACATCAATGAGACGATCCTCCCCGACTTACAGGACCAGATCGACAAGTCGATCATCTCCTGGGGCGGCGAGGAGGTCCCCACGCTCGACAACTACCCCGCCAGCGAGTGGACCACGGACACCGAGCGCAAGCGACATATCAACGACGGCTACGACCGGAAGATTACCATCGACGGTGAAGTGTCCTACGAAAGCTACAAATTCGTCTTCGAGAACGGCGTCTATCAGTGGAACCGTATTGCGGACAGCGGCAGCGCCACGGCTATAGCCGAAGCCCGCAAAGCCCTCGGGCTGGCCGGGACCAAAGCCCGGGTATTCTACGGCTCGGCCACCCCGTCCGTACCCTATGAGGTGAACGACGTGTGGTTCCGCACCTCGGGATCGGGAAGTTCGCTCACCACGACCCTCTACATCTCCAATGCCGACAAAGGAGACGGCGAGACCGCCTCTGCGGACGACTGGCAGCTGGTCGATGACAGCCAGGTACGCCTGCGGCAGATGTCCTCCGACCTGGTGATCTCCCGCGAGGAGAAAGCCGTGCTGCGAAACACCCTCGCGCAGATGCAGAAAGAGTACGCCGCCTATCAGTCCGATGCGGACACCTACGGGATCTCCATGACGGCCCTTTCGACGGCCTACAACGCGCTGGTGAATTTCCTCACGGGCACCGTAGCCGTGAACAACGACACGGACACGACGCTCACCCAGAGCCAGCGCACGGATTACAACGCCCGTTTCGCAGCCTACACCTCCGAGGTCGCCCGCTTTTCGAACCTCATTGCGGACGCCATATCGCAAGGCAAGGTGGACGGCTTGCAGTTCGGGGCCCGCAACTATATCGCCAAAGTGTATATTTCCGACTGGAACAACAATTCGCAGGGAAAAACGGACATCGTACTCACGGGCAGCGATACCGACGGCAGCTACCAGAGCGTGAACTACCGGGCCGTGCAGGAGATCATCTCCTCCGGAGACTCTACCCGTGCCGACATCTTCCGGGGCAGGATAAAGTTTCAGGAGAATATGCAGTACAGTTTCAAAGTGCGGTGGAAACTGTTGTATGAAATGTCCTCGACCGTTCGGGGAATGTACTTCGTGTTCATCTATACGGACGGCACGATGGAGTTCGTACCCATTTACGGGAATCAGACGAGTCTTGTCGAAACTGTCTATTCCACAAAGGAGGGAAAGACGTTGGACCGCATCTCGGCTTCGTACAGTCAGTTCGATGCCGGAGGCAAAACGAATCGTGTCCTGATCTATGACATTCAGCTCACGGAAGGCAACAAGGCGCCCACGGGATACATCACGGCCGAGGAGGATGTACAGGCGCAAATCGAGCAGGTGAAGCTCGATGTGGACTACATCGCCTCGGATTCGAGCCTGACACCCTCCGATAAACAACAGGTGGCTAACGAATGGGTACGCATACAGAACGAATATTGGAGTATCATTGCAAATGCCGCAAAGTATGACGTACCCACGGATACCTTTACGACATATTTCCAACGGCTCGAAGATTATCTCACGCCCCTGTTGGCCGATATGAGTACGACATCCGAGATAACCGGCACCGAGTTCAGAAAGTTATTTTCCGACTATTACGAAGTAAGCAGCACCATGTCGGACCTGATCGACGACGCGATCGACGAATCCATCAAATCGACAGAGTACCTCAAGCAGGCTATGGAAGACGGAAGTACCGAGGTGAAAGGCGGTCTGGTGATGACCAACGTAATGTTGATGAAAAACCGGCAAGGCGAGGTGACGGCCGGAGTGAGCGGCTTGCAGGAAGACAACGTGCCATTCTGGTCGGGTGCCGACTATACAAACCGGAAAAAAGCCGTGTTCAGAGTACACGCCGACGGAGAAGTACACGCAACCAAAGGAACTATCGGAATCATGCAGGTCAAAAACGATTCCGTAGAGGTGAGCGATGCGACCGCAAGCGGAAACAAAATCATACTCACTACTAACAATATAAACAGCGTAAGCCAGGTTTTGGGCTCTTCCGAAGTCCCGTCGAGCCAAACGACAGAGAGTGTATCGGTCATAACCTCTCAAACGAAGCCTTTCGTTTCGGCTTTCAAGACTTCCAGCCAGTTCAAATGCGGAGCGGAGGTGCAGATGTCGGCACAAGTCAAGGGGACGATCCGGGGCGGAGGAAGCGTGAAGATCGAAATTTTCAACCAGACAGCCGATACTACCGACACGATATTCCAGCAATCTTCCGCAGATGCCGGAACGGGATCGATACAGATCAACAAGAACATTGGTTATCGTTTCAATACCCCTGCGTACTACTACATAAAGGTATCTGTGGAAGCATCCTCTTCCGGAGAGCTCGGAAGCACGGCATCCGCAGCTGTCGAGGCCATTACTTTTTCTTTCGTGACCGATGTCCGCAAGAACCTGATAGCTCCCAACGGAGTAGCCGTCGTGAAAGGATCCAGCAACTACGCGGTATTCACAGGCAATATTTTCGAGGTTGTGATGGGAAAAGCCGGCTTGCGTATTCAAGACGGATATGTTTACAAAAAAGATGTCACAAATACGACTTGGACACCGATTTGACAAAACCCCAGCGGAACGGGTGGAGGGTGAGATATAACAACTATGAACAAATAATGTGGATAACATAAAAAAGCCCCCGCCTTCGTTCGCAGTCCTCTTACCTCCTGCGAACGATAAAGGTGCAGCAACACCACGACGGAAGCATATCGCTTCTATGGTGTTGCTGCACCTATTGTTTTTATGTAAGAGGATTACAAATTTACAAACTTTCCTGAATATGTGCAAATCTGAACTTTACCGACAAATTCTCGGCACGGTATCGCAAGAAACGGAAATTTCGGAAGAGCGAATACTGTCCAAAGCCAAAAACGCCGAGATCGTAGATGCCAGGTATCTGCTGGTCTATTTCCTCTGGAGGCATGGATTTCATGCCCCGGTCATATCCTCGCTGATGAACTTCTCGCGCCGTCCCGTCGAGAAGATGATTTCGCAATTCGATACCCGTCGCAAACAAAGCGGTAAAATGTTCGAAATGCTCCTCGTCCGTATTGCGTCCAAACTCCGTCCCACCTGCGACTGATAAAATTGATTGTCCCGTTATTCATAACGACTTTTGCATTGTGAGCTCAACGGCAACGTCCGCCGAACGGACGCAACAGTATAAAAGTCAAAAACAATGAACGAAAAAACTTTAGTGTTCGATAATGGTGGCGCAATGGACGGTAACCTCGTCGCAGCACTGATGAATGGCAACAACCGCAATAACGGCTATGCAAACGGCTGGGAGTGGATGTGGATGATTCTGCTCTGGGCAATCTGGGGCGGCAACGGATGGGGCGGCTTCGGTGGCCGGGGTAACGGACTCTCGAATCTTCCCGCCGAACTGAACGGCGACGCAGGACGCCAGCTGCTGATGAATGCCATTCAGGGGAATGGTACCGCCATCAACCAGCTCGCATCTTCGCTCAACTGTTCCGTACAGCAGATCCAGACGGCTCTCTGCAACATTCAGGCACAGTCGGGGCTGTCCGCACAGCAGATCATCAACGCCGTACAGTCCGGTAACGCGCAGGTACTTTCGCAGATGGCATCCTGCTGCTGCGACGTCCGCACGGCCATCGAACGGCAGGGGTATGAGAGCCAGCTCGCGGTACTCAACCAGACCAACACGCTGACGAACAATGCCAACACGCAGTTCAACATCGTAGGTGCGAAGATCGACGCCCAGACGCAGATCATCAACGACAAGTTCTGCCAGTTGGAGATGCGTGAAATGCAGAACAAGCTCGACGCCGAGCGCGCCAAGAGCGCTGCGCTGGCCGGACAGCTCTCGCAGGAACATCAGACTGCGACGATCATGCAGTCGCAGGCCCAGGCTGTGGCGCCCATCAACGCTGCGATCGGCGATCTGAGCAACCGGCTTGCCAAGATCGAGTGCGGTCTGCCGCCCACGACTGTGGTTCCCAATCCGCAGGTGTACGCTATGCCTGCATGCGTTGCAGCTCAATATGGGTTAGGCTTCGGTGCCGGGTTCGGCTTTGGCAGCAACGGCGGATTTTGGAGTTAGTACGGAAAGGAGGTATGCTATGGCAGTATTCCCATTTCAGTACGTTAACCGCAGAGGTATCCCGGTTATCAAAACCACAGGTGTGACGGTCAATGCCGCCGATGTCGTGTTCTCATTCCAAAACCATGCGTTTGCAAATTCGTGGTACCGGGGACTTGTGCTGATCGAACTGGCGCAGGCTATCCCCGCAGGGACTACAGGTACGCTCCCCGTGCTGTTCGAAACAAACGGCGCGACCAAGAATGTGACCACGTACAATGGAGCCAACGTTACCGTGTCCGATATTCCGGGAACGGGCGTGTACCAGCTCTTCTACGACAAACAGACCGACACCCTGCAACTGATGACAGGGGCAGTTTAACGAATAATTAACCGAAGGCAACGGGAGGGGAAACGTCCCCTCTCGGAGCTTTCAAAAAACAATTAACCGAAGATGTTTGCGAATTTAACGAAAGGTTCTTGTATCTATGTTTTGGATATGAGGGAGACACCGAAGTATTACATGGCGACATTGGACGAAGCACCGCAGCCCTATTTCCCTGCACCGGGGAATTTCCCGCCGGCGCAGCCTTCCGTCAGCTTCCCTGTGGGTGAACAAAAATGGGTCGTGCCGGTAAATGCCGATATGGTAACTAAGGACGGATTGACGGTTACCACTACGCGGGAGCGGCTGATCGATGCCGTGAACGCCGCACGGCAGCAGAGCCAGAATGTCGTGAACTCCTACGACCGCCACAAGGCTAATCTGGAAATATTCGACCAGATCATGCGCGAAATAAATCCGGCATACGCCGGGCAAGCGCAGCGCGACGAGGAGCTGCAAAGCCTTCGTCGGGAGGTGCAGGAACTGCGCCGATCCCAGGATGACCTCTCGTCTATGAAGTCGATGCTGGAAACCTTTCTTAAATCGCAGACATCTTCTCCAAAAAACAGTAAATCATGAGAATGTGGGAAATCGAAGGCCGGTATCGCGGTGACGGGTACGGCGAGCGAGAAGAAATAGAACGCAAACTGCGTGAAGCATATGAGTGCGGACGCGAAGATGCAATGCGTGAGATGCGCGGCTCTTACGGCGAGCGCCATATGGGTGGCTATATGCCCGACGGATACGGTGAGCGCGGCGGGGAGTATGGCGATGAATACGGAGAACGCCGAGGCAGAAGCCCCTATACGGGGCGTTACGTCCGCCGGTAAATCAAATCCGGGGAGGGGAGAAATCCCCTCCTCTTAAATACCATAAACTTATGGACAGGGAAAGATTAGATATGCGAGATCCGATGCCGAACGATATTCGTGCATATCTGGAAAAGAACGGATGGTCATTTTCAAAGAAAATGGCCGAATTTGCCGTCAGCTGCATGAAGGACCGCGACGGGAAGAAGGTAGAACCCGTCACCAAAGAGCAGGTCGATAAACTGCTGAAGACGCACGGTGTCGAGCTCAAGCACGACAACGGGTACGATGCTGTTTACACGGCAAATATGGCGCGGGCTGATTATTGGGGGTCGTCAATCAACGACGAACAACATTTGGCTTTATTTATCAAAGACTATATCGATGATCCCGACGGCTATCCGGGAATCCCCTTTACACGATATTTCGCCGACCTGATCGGATCGGGAACAAATGTTCCTTGGGATGATGTCTTATAGCCGAATCAAAATCCGAAGGCGGCTCGAAAAGCCGTATGTGCGTGTTGAAAAAGTATATTCGACAACATGAAGATCCGGGAGGTAAGGATAGGGAAGTATGATTGGATGGTGCGGTTTTATTTCGCCGTACATGGCTATCACACGCGCTCTATCCTTTTTTCTTTGGAAGAGATAGAATGTCCTGGGCCAATCATGGAACGGGTGCGGGAAAATCTGGAAAAGGCCGATATGGACTCAGGATTTACCTACTCGAACAAGACCAGGCGTCAATCCGTCGTAGTAATAGGTTTAGCCTCATCACAAGCCCAATTTTTGAACTCTTTCGAACATGAGCTGCGACACCTCTGCGACGACATTGCAGTAGCCTCTGGTATGGCAATGCAGGGAGAAGAAGTGGCCTATCTGACCGGAGAGGTCAATACGATGCTTTGGAAAGATATTCACCAATTTATTTGTTGTAAATGCAACCATTATGGACGAACACACTAAATATTTGATGTCATTGTTGTGTTCCCTAATATTTATTTCCATAAAGGCGGTAAGGATTTATGTGCCTTGAATCGACAGGCGAAATCATATCGATAATTTAATACAATACACAGTTCGAACAGCTTTCGATTGCCGTTCGAACTGCGTATTTTTCTGGATTCGTTTATAAATCTTCCATAATATGGAAACGGGAAACATATTTACTCCATATTTGATAAGTGTGTGAAATTTTCGTCGCTTTTCGTTTTGGACTACTTCAACCCTCCAAAAGTCGCATCTGGTTCTGAACTTCGTCGCATCTCGTTTTGCCGATTATAGAGTATGAAGGAAATTAGAACCCCTCTGTATTTTAAAATGTAAGATATATTTTACTCCTGAATACAGCAACGACAGG